CGCCTGCGGGGTCGTGGTGCCCGCTGCATACGTGTAGAGCTTGCCGCCCGACAGGATATTGCCGTTGTTGTCGAAAAACTGTGCCCCGACACCGGCAAATGGAGAGAGAAATACGCTCATATGTACACCTGCATAACGGTCAATATAATGGACGGAATTGCCGGCACAGGGGCCGAAGCAGCAAAGTGCTCCAACTGCACGCTAAGGCTGTCCACCGAAAAATATAACTGAAAATAGTCGCCGTTGGATAGCGGCAAGAAAAAGTTTGCAGCCGAGAAGATTTCGGCGTTGTTGCCCTGAACTCGAATTACCGACCCAGAATTAGCAACCGCCGTGCCGTTAATAGCGGCCCAAATGTAAAAGTGGCCGGTACCGCCTGAAGTCTTGTCCACCTGAATGGAAAACTGGACGTTGTAAATAGCGGGGCGAGACACCTTAATCTTGCTGTTATCGGCCGGGTCGCGGTAGACGCCGTAGGCCGTGTCGGCGGTGTCGTACGTGATGGCTTTGGCCGTGTTGATAGTTGTCGCCGTTTGAGTCTGCGTAGACGAGAACGACCCAAAATTTATCGGGGCGGGTTCGGGATACCGGGGCGCTATTTTAAGCGCCTGTATCTCCGACTCCAATACCGGCACGGCATCTTCTACCGTAGCCGCCAATGCTGGGGTAAGCTCAAGGTCAGCCGTCGTGATTTGCGTTGTGCCGCTGCCTGTCAGCGTGAACTGGTTGTTTAGAAACCTAAACCATTCACGCGAAATGAGGCCCGTCCGCTCGTCAATGAACGGTACGCGAGGCGCCGGGATGTTAGTGATGTTAGGCACTAGTTCCGGCTATCCTGAGTTCAGCGCCCATGATTGCCGTCACCATCGGGTCGGCAGCGGAGACTTCGTACACGCGATCGCGCGACTTGAGGGTTGCGCCAAGCCGACGCCAGATCACGCGGGTCTGCGTTGCGCCAATCGGCCCAAGCGATTCCCACCGCTCGTAGCTCCAAGTGTGGCCGCCGTCATCAGACCAGCGCAGCATGACCTGCGGATTGACAACGCTGTTCTCCGGCTCGCCCTCAACAACGATGTTGCCAAGGTCTTGCTGCAAGATGTACCCAGGCGCTTGTTGCTCAAGGAAGCCGGGGTCGTCGTATAGCCCGCCCACACCCGTCTGGCAGTCAAGCTGCAACTGGTGGTGGATGGTACGGGTTAGGTTGTTCTGGCCGGTCGGCAGCGCGCGCCATGTTCGCAGCCATTTCTGCAACTGCGTGTCGTCGCGGAAATACCGCAAATCAAACTCGTAGAGACGGCCATCTTGGAAATCGCCCAAGATCGGCTTGCCCTTAAAACGGGCATGGCAGTTTGAGCGATGGCGACGGAATTGACCTGTCTGAAACGCTGCGCGTTCATGCCAAGCGCCGGTCGCGGCGTCATACACCCATGTGGTGTTGGCCGTCGGGAAAATCAGCACGTAGAACGCGTGGCCGTCCTGCTGGTACGTGTACGCCACAGCGTCAGACAAATCAGAGTAGTTTTGGATGGCGAACTCGACCGCATGGGTCGAAACGCGCACGCCTTGATAGCCTTGTGCGCGGTATACGATGCCCTGTCCACGGGCATCAGACCCCAACCAAAACACACTGTTATCTAACTTAGCCACAGAATACGGCGCGAGGCACCCAATTTCGTTGTACGCGCCTTGGATGCGCGTCAACGGGAAGTCAGGATCGCCCGAGTTGTACCAGACTTCAACAGAGTTGGTGCCAAACAGCCACGCTTCGCGGTGGTCTATGATGATGGATACCAAGCCGTCCGGCGAACCTTCGGCTGACGCGAAGTCAAGCGGATCAACCGACAGGCCATCAAGCAGCGCCGTCACCCAGATACGCTGGCTGTTCGGCTCGTTAAACACAAAGTACCCATCGAGGTACCCCACGGTGACGGCACCGGGGAAGTCAGGGTCGGTAATCTCTTGGAATACGTCGGTGTTGTTGTTGTAGATGTATCCCTTTGGGTTACAGGCTACAAATATCTGAATACCGTTGTCCGCCATGGACACCGCGCCGTTACCCTCGATGTCGCCCAGTTTAGTGACGTTAAGGTTTTCATCAATCTTGTAAAACTCTTGCCCAGATGCAACAAACAGCGAGCTGCTAAGCGGGTACAGCCCGCGAATAGGCCCGCTGCCGACAGACATAAACCGCCGCATACCAGGGCAACGCTGAAGATACGCGGGTTCTTTGCCTGCCTCGGGTATGACCTCGGGGTACAGATTCACCAGCCGAGCGTCGGCGGCGTTTACGCTGCGTGCAACGTAAGACGACCCGAGAATCGGCGTTTTCATTAAAAGTTCCCGGCGTAAATGTTGTAGCGATTACGCCGCGCCATAAGGCTGTACGGCATAGCCATCAGGTCACGCGGGTTGTTGATACGCTTGAGATTGCGCTTGCTGTACATCGCCACGCGACGCACTTCAGGCGCAGGCTCAACGCCAAACTCAGGCGCCAATTCCAGCGCCAAGTTGTAGCGGAACGCCCGCAGATAGCCTGGCGGCATCAAGATTTGGGTGTCAAGCGCCGCCGGGTCTAACAGCCGCTGCACTGAGATGAAGTGAAACTCCAGCGTCCGGTTAGGCACTGGGTAAACCGACATAGAGATGTTCGGGAACGTGTTGTTTACAAAAATCACCTGCGGATAGGTGCTCTGCACCGTTTTGACCGCAATGTTGTTGTACTGCAACTGGTTAATAAACTTTATGCCGTACGACACGTTGGTCGTCGGATCACGGAAAAAGGTGGAGTCATCAAGCAGAATTGGACGCTGCGCTACGTTATTGCCGTCTTCAACTGAAATGTAAACATCGTCTTGTGTAGTGATTGGCACTTCACTCTGCGTGCCAAGCAAATACAAGAAATCGCCCGTCGGGCCAAGCGTCTGAATACGCTCCCCTGCGGGCCAGAAATAGGTCTGGTCTTGCGTACAGAACACCGCAAGACGCTCGGTGTTCCAGCTATCGACCATTTGGTCAAACGCCGACAGGGCGTCTTGGGCCATCGCAGCCGAAGGCGTCTCGCCTTCAGCCAAGATACCAAGCAGACGCAAAGCTCCGTTAATCTGATCGCCTGCGGTTGCCATGACTTACTCTTTCCTCTTGCGCCGTACCCTTAACTCGTTCCCGGTAACAACAGAATCCGGCGACGCAGCAAGCTCAGCCTGCCGCGCCGCCGGCTCCAAAGGATCATACTCCTCCCAACCGTGTTCGTGGTCCATAGCCGCCTCTACATTCGAGATGGCGATTTTTAGCCCGTGAACTGGGTGGCGAAGATATATGTTCATAGTTACGGCAGAAGCCCGTAAGCCTGAAACCGCGACTCCAACTGAGCAACGCGAGTCTGGAGATTTGCAATCACCGACAGCACCGTGTTGCCTTCGTTTTTAGTAACAAAGCCAAACGGGGTCGTCTGAGTCAAATCCTGAATCGCAAAGTCTGCGGTAGACGGAGCCGTAGACGTAATTGCCGTAAGCTGGGTTGTAAGAGCCGCACCTTCAGCAACCGGCGTCGTGCCGAAAAATCCGACCGTACCGCCCGCAGCACCGATTACTGCACCGTCAAGCTCGGGGTCCGAAAACGCAACACCAACCGCCTTTGTATTAGGCATATTAATACTCCTTCAAGAAGTGCCCCCAGCGGTTTAACCCGCCGGGGGCGTTGCTATTACGAGATGCGGTAGCAAGTCCAAGCCGCGTCGCCGGTCTTGCGAGCACGGAAATGCGCTGACGTACCGTCAGCAACCACCGCAGCGCCCACAAATGTCCAGCCCGTGCCTGAGAACGTCACGTCGTTTGCTGCGTTGTCACCGAGGTTAACGCAGAAAAAGTCAAACGTGCTGCTTACACGCGCGCTCGACACAGCGGCGTCCACAAGGGACGCAGCCGCGACCGAGTACGTGCCGGCATCCGTGCCGCCCGAATCCACCGAAAACACGCCGTTCACAAGATCGGCGACAACGATGGTGCCCGTGCTGCCGGCGTACGCCGTCACCGGACCGAGAACGCCCATGATTGGCTCGGCGGCATTGCCGACGCCAACCTGATAGCCACTAGTACCGTTAGGAAGTGCCATATTTAGTTACTCCGTGAATAAAGTTAAGAATCAGCCCCAGATGCGGCAGGCCATCTGCGGACGAATCACCGAGAAGCCATACAGCACATCAATACGGCAGGGCATACGGTCGTTGTTGATGTCGTACTGACGGACAACGCGCATGGAGATGCCGTTGTGAACCTGACGCGACGCCAAGTCAACACCCTGCGGGAGCAGGAGGTCGGCGGTGGCAAACGTGATCGCATCCTTATGGTACACAAGGTTCTGAGCGTACTGGCCAGAAGCGGCGCCCACGTAGGTCACGACATCACCGGCGGTCGGCAGCTTGCTAACCGTGGCGAGGGCGTGCGTCGGGCCGTACACAGCCGGCAGGAACTCAACATCGACGAACTCAGTCGCAGCCGAGGTCACGGTGTTTTGCACCACAAACTGCTGGAGCGCACCAGTGGACTCGCGGGTCTGCGGGTTGACCGCATACACGCCAGCAATGGTGAACACGTCGCCAGGCACCAAGGTCAAGCTATCGGTCACGTTGTCGAGCGTCAGCTTGCTGGCGCCGTTGACAAGCGTGGTCTTCACAATCGGGGTGTCCGCGCGCGAAGCCGAGCCGTTGGTGTGCTGCTTGATCGACTGAGACATGTTGATCTCGTCGTAGCCGAGGATGCCTTCGCCCATCATGCCGTTCTTGAACTGGCGGCTGATTGAATCAACCGGGTTGAACAAGCCCTTCATGCCTTCGACGAGGCCAGCGTTGGCCGCCGGGTTGACGGTGGCGTAGCGCGGAGCCATACCAGCGGCAGCTTCGTTCAGCTTCTGCTGCGCCTGCAACAGAACGAGCGAGGTGCCGGGGGTGACGCCAGGCGTACCGACCGACTGGAACACGCTCTTGAACGAGCTTGCCACGTCGGCGTCGATGCTGGAAGCCAACTGGCTGATACGCGGCTTGAGCACGCGGTCAGCAAAATCGTCCAACTGAAGGGCCATTTCGGCGCTGGTGAAGTTGATGCCGATGTGCTTCTGGGAGGCGACGGTGAGCGTGGTGAACTGCTCATTGTCGTCCTGAACCTGAAGCGCAGCGCCGTCGGTCACAAGAGCGCGATCCGGCAGACGGATGCGGAGGGTCGAACCGATCTTGGCACCTTCGACAGCAAAGCTGTCGTCGTACTGACGGTTCACGTTACGGGTGATTACGAGGTTGTTTTCCAGGATTTCCAGAGCCTTCCGCGTAATCATGTCAATAGTAAGAAGGGTATTAGCCACAATATGTCTCCAAAAAAGAAGTTAGCGGGTACGCCGCGCTTCCCACTGCTTAATCTGTCTCAGACGCTCGGCGTCAATCCACTCCGACGTGCTCATGTCCTTGACTGAGCGTGGGTCCGTCGTGTCTCGGGCCGGCGCGCCTACGGTTTTAGCCGTCACAGGCTTAATCGGCGGGGGCGCATTGGTTGTTCGTTTAACTGGCGGATTGTCGGTTAATTGGACTTCAATCCTACCAATCTCTTTAGCTTGCAGGTAGGGCAACAAACGGGAAATACGTTCAGCTTCGCGGGGGTTAGAACCTAAGTAGTATGCTACATCGGGACCAACATCCGAAGCCTGAATCGTCTCGGCCATTACGGTCGTGATTGGCAGCGATCGGTTGTACACGACCTGTTCAAAGTCGTCGTACTTGTCAAAAGCTACTTCTTCACGTTCCTTATAGGCCATCAACAGCTCGCGCTGCTGCCGCTCTGCCTCACGTTTAGTTAACATTTCCTCGGCTTTGCGGATAGCTAAAGCATCCGTATAAGCGTCGGGGTCAACGTCCCGGTCAGGCAGCGTGGCGGGCGTCTGAGTCTGAAACTCAGGCGCTTTTAGCGCTTGCTCTCGCTCCCACTTGCGACGTTCCCGTGCAAGCCTCTTGCCTACCAGCGCGTCGAGCTCCTCTTGGGAGAACGTCTTGGCAAGCTTTTCCTCCGGCGGGGTTGCCTCTTGGGCAACAACTTCGGGTTCCGGTGCAGCCGTAGCAACCGGTTCCGGCGCGGGTACTTGTTCCGCTACTACTTCAATTTCAGACATTTTGATTCCTAATGA